GAACAGCCAATACAAGACTACTTCCTTTGCTCGCTGGTCGGAAAAAATCTTACACAACACTCGTGTCGAGTTTACAAGCATCCCATGTCGTATCATTCCCGGAGTTAGGTTATCATCTGCCCACAAACATATTTCCATGTCGCTCTGCTCCTTATTAAGAAAGAGTATAGACTCAATGCGGGGTTTTCCGAGATTCGAAGTTTCCCCTAGTTCGTCCACTATAGTCTTTCTCAACCAATCCTCATACGATAAGGAAATATTACCTTCACTCACCTGCTCTGCCGTTTGATTATTGCTAGGACTCTTTGCTTTATTGCTTGCGGTCGCGTCGTCCTGGGTAACCTGAGACTCAACCTCATCAATCTCATCTTTTTGCTCAACTGCTTGTTGTTGCTCAGAGGGGCGCGTTGCTTCCTGATACCCGGCTTCAAACCCCTGCTTGGCTGAAGGCCCTGCCGCCACCATACCCATAATGAACAAAGCCAACGCAATCCCTGCTACCGTTCCTGTCCTTTTGTACTCCCAACCCTTTTTGAATGCCGCTCTTGCAATTAACATCGCTACAGACACACCAAATCCCAGCAAGCCAATAAGAACCAGTAGCCCTGCCAACGTAGCCATGTGGCTACCCCCTTAACTTAGTTTTATTACTTTTTTCGCCACATGGCACGTTTTTCCTGCTATTCCTTTGTCATGTTTTGGAAGGCGCTTCGTAAGTTGTCAGCTATTACCCCGGTTATCTTGTCTATTGCCGCTTCGATGTCGCTGCTGTTGTTTATCACTACTTGCCTCACAAGCCCAGTGAGGTCAAAGTTCAAGTTTATGTTGACTGCAGGTGTTGTAACTGCAGAAACACCGGCAGGCGCGAGAGCAGGAACCGGCCTAGCAAAACCTCCTTCTGCATACGGCCTGACACCCAGCCGCCTGCCGGTTTCTTCCCACCGTGCCAGCGCCCGGCTTCTCATCCGTACCGCTGAATGATGTGCCCACTCAATTCCTTTTCTCATACCCAGTTTGCCTGCTACATACCCGAGTGCTCCACCCAATGCCCCGCCTACCGCTGTCCCCATGCCTGGTAGGAGCGCGGTACCAGCCAAAGCCCCCATCTCAGCTCCAGTAAAGCTGCCAACCAGCCCGGCAGTGCCTTCGATGAGTGCCCTGATTTTATTTCGCGCCTTTGCAATTTCTATTCCCTCAGCCGCTAAAGCAATAGGGACTGAAAACCGTCTGAACAATGCTGCAGCACGGGAAGGGGCCCAAGAGTTAATTCGGGCTAGATACTCATAGATGTTTTCTGCAGTTTCGTATATGGCTTCAAAAGCATCTTCAAGTTCAAATTTCCGCAAGCCAACTCCCCGTGTAGCAGGTTCGCACCAACTATACCAATCAAGCCGCCTCTGGCATACTGTTGCACACCCAAGTATTTTCCTGTCTGCTCCCACAATTTCAATGCCCGGTTTCGCATGCGAAGAGACAGCGGAATTATAGCTTCGGGCCCTGCCTCAGCTACAAGACCGAGGTGGGGACGGGTAAGTATACCACCGTAGGCATGTCCCACAAAAAAGTTTTTTATCCTCTCAAGTAGAGTAGGTTTGTAAGCTCTTATCTCCTGATTGGGTATTATGTGGCGTCCAGATGGTGTTTGGGCTGCCTTTTCTTGCAGCCACCTTTCAGCCTTTTGCTGCTGTTGTATCTGCCGCTCAACATAAGCACTAGTCCCATGCACATAAGGGCTAACTTTTTCAATAGTTGCAGCCGTTGTTGTCGCTAAGGCAGCCGCCGCCTTCACTTGGGGTGGCCCAGGTGTTGCTACATACGTTACAGCAGCCGCCAGAAGGGGGTTCTTTTTGGCCAGCTCATGCAACCCATCCAGGAAGCCTTCGGCGAGGGAAGCAGCTATTTTAGCCCCTACCACTGTCGCCTTCGGGACGGCAACGCGGGCAACAGCGTCAAGCAGCAGCGCAACTTTTTCATCCCAATCAGCTTTCTCCCATTCTTTGCTGTGGATTAGCTTGTCGAAGAAGACCTTCGTCTCTTTATACATGCGCTCAAAGTTTTCTCCTACCCTGCGGCCAACAGCCTCAAGCTTCCTCTGGAATGCCTTATACTTTTCGCCGGTGTAATCAGTTAACCCTACCAGATCCAGAAGAATTCTCTTAACAGGCCCGGCCATACCAGCACCAAAACTCCAGACAGTCAGCCTTGCCGTGTCCTTTATTGTTGATGTTAGACCATACAAGCTCTCCGAAAGCTGCTTCATGCCGCCGCCAAACCTTTTCTCCAAGGTGCGCACTATGGCTTCCATGGCTTTCCGGGCAGGTATTCCCTTTCTCCCTATATCGCCTAACTCGCTTTCGGCCACTCCTAGTTCCTTAGCAAACATATTCAGGGGCACCCTGAGGTTTAAGGCCACCTGCTTCAAGTCCTGCAAGTTCAAAGTGCCGGAAGATGCAATCTGCGTGAACCCTAACATAGCGTATTTTATGCCTTCCATTCCAGCACCAGTTCGCCCAGCGGCATCTCCGAAAGCTGTCAATGCACGTTTTGCCTGCTCAAAGGAATATCCGCTGCCCATCAGCATTATGCTCATTTCCTGCAGGAAAGGAAATTCAAAGGGGGTTTTTGCCGCAAAAGCCAGCAGGTCTTCGAAGGCTTTCTTGCCTTTTTCTGCGCTGCCCATAAAGAAGTCCATAGACATCCTGGCTTGTTCAAAATCAGCCGCAAGCTTTAGCGGGTAGGCTATTGCCGCTGTAGCCCCCGCTCCAGCACCCAATAGGGCCAAAGGGCTGGTAACAACACCCAGAGCACGCTTGACCGCATCAGTTGCTTTATCCTTTGCCTGCAGAGTTATTGTCCAAGCACGGGATGTCAAACTTCGCAAAGTGCTGCTTATTTCCCTTGCCTTCCGTATCACCCGCTCCCGCAGAGTTGCCCTAGGCTCGGCTTCAAGCTGGTCAAGTTTTCGTGCTATGGTCATTGCTCTAGTTAGCTGCGCAAACAATTTGCCCCGCAGCTCTGCTACCGGTGCCGCTTGCACCTTACTCAAAGCGACCAGTGCAGTCCTGGCCTCGTTGATTTCATTCATAAGTGGCCCCTTCAAGTCCGCCAATACGGCCACATCGTTTTTATCCAGCGCAGCAAGCACCTGGTTAATCCTCAACACCACGGAAGATATCTTGTCCTGGGCAGTGAGGACGGGGGCGGCCTGTTCTGCCCCGAGCATTTTAACCAGTTTGTCGGCTTTGAGCACGCCTGCTGTAAGTTTGTCCCTTACCCGCATTACCGGATCAATCTTAAGCTTGGCCATGCTTTCAAAACGCTTGCGGATCATTTCGTTGCGCTTCCTTGCTTCTTTTTCAAGGCGGCTCACCCGCTCCCGGACCCGCTCAATCGGGGCTCCTCTCCAGTTCCTTGCGCTCCTCTTCCTCGGCTTCAAGCTGGACCTGCATAGAAGCCAGCATGAATTTCCTCACCTTGTAGGGCTTTGCATAGAACTCATCGGGAGTAATACCGAGCCGCTGGAATATGTGGTGCAGGAGATACGCCCGGCCCCTAGCCTTTATGAGTTTTTTAGTGTTTCTTCTATTGTTTCAGCTTCCTCGTCCGAATAACCGCTCAGTTCCTCAATTACCTGCATAACCCTCTCTTGCTCGCCTGGTTTTAGTACCTTGTCAACTAATTGCCACCCTGTCACAACTCCGGCCTTTTCCCACAACGTCTTGTTGTCCCAAAGTGCCTTACGGTCGTCCGGGTGGGTAGCGGTATATATTATCAAACAACGGTACTTGGCGGCGTTAACCTCCTTAGGCATTGCAATGTTTCCGTATCGTTTGTCCCTCACCGTCTTCGTAGCCTGGTCGCTACACTTCTCCATTTCTTCGCTGGTTAAGCCACGTACCCGGAAAGAAAATAACTTCTTACCGCCGCGAACAACTTCAAAAACCTCATACCTAGTTATAGTCTCCATCGCCTCCAGGACACCGGCAATGTCCTGGAGTATGGTGTCTTCAGCGGCTAAAAGCTCATCTCTTTTTACTTCATCCATTCCCTATCCCTCCATCACGCTGCATTGTGCCCGCGCAGGACACCCATGAAGTTGAGCACCGCATCAGGTTCGCCATTCCTCAATGCAGCAACAACTTTCTGCAACAGTCTTGCGTCCTTAATGACCGTCTCGGTGAAAGTTAAAGTGACAGTATAGCTCTGCGGGATGGCCCATGTAATCTTGTTTCCAGCAGCTTGATAGTCGGTGTTGGTAAAGTTTATCTGTGCTTGCCATTCGTTTACTTCAGCAAGGAAGTTGCCTTCGCCATCGTAAAGTTCTCCATCGTAGCCTCTCAGGATGTTGCGTGGGTCAAAAGTGCCGGAATCCAACAACTCCTGTAAGTCTGGTGGCTGGTTTACGCGGAAGGACCAGGAACGGGTGATGACTTCACCTGTCCTCACATTAGCCACATCAATATTTCCGTCCGGCACACAGTCCCGGAAGATATAGCGCGCATCAGACATCAGTTAGCACCTCCCAGTTACTCAGTTCCCGGGCTGAACCGGAAACCAAAAGTAATGTAGAGTTTTTCGGCACTGTCCAAATCGTCTACAGCCACCACGAACCAGGCCGAGTCGCCGGCAGGCGGGTTGTTCGGGTCCTCGTAGATCATGCCGTCTAAAAGTGCACCTTCGGCAATCATCTTATTGATTACTCCCTGCGCTGCAGCAATCAGTGTCGCCCGTCCATCTGGACTGTTGTTGATCTTACCAACCAGCGGGTCCCAGATAGCAGCAATGCGATCCATGAGGTTGTCCCTGGTTCTCACCCTACGGATCTTCTTCCAACCGGCGTCCATATCAGCAGTTGGTGTGACGAAGGTGTTAATGCCATACTCGATCTGGACCTGCTTTTGGGCGCTCATGGTAAACACTAAAGCACCGGACTGAATGGCCTGCTCTACTTCCGCATTGGTAAGAGCACCAACAAGTTCGGTAGCACCCTTAACCACCGCATGGGTGAGACTTTCGGTAATGCTGGCTGCTGCGATCATACCCGCAACCCTGGCAGCAGCTTTATAGCCCTCTCTGGTCGCACCATCCGAACCTTTAAAACCGTTAGCTACATAAACAATTGCCGGGTCATTGAAAGCTGCTGCATTGGCAAGTCTGGTGGCCAACTCCACACTTGTGGGTTCGCCCACCACAGCGATGACCCGCTTGCCTTCATTGCGCACCCGGTCAATGTAAGTCTGCACAGTTGCATGAGTTGCCGGGTCTTCGCTGTCTACTGCCAGCACGTTCCAGTCTATTGCCTCAATTGCCGAAAGACCAGCACTGTAACTTGCCCCGTCCACAGTCGGATCCTGGCCGCCGGTTAGAGCCTGTTGGGTCACAGTCGCTACTTCTCCACTACCATCTGCCACTTTTGTAGCTGTAATATACGGGCTGTTGGAAGCATTCACAGCATCAACTAAGTCCTGTGGCTCATTAGCGCCTTTGGCAAAAGTTATTGTTTGCAGCAAAGTAGCCCCTTCATAAAGTAATAACTCTTTCTTAGTTGTATCAGTAAGCGAATCCCTAACGGTTACTGTAAAGTTGTTACCACGCACACCTTCATACTTGGCGGTGATAGTTACCACGTCTACCGGAGTGGCAGCAGTGTCCTGGAGATTCACGGCAGCCTTCGCCCCGCCGCTGCCCAGGCGGTAGCCCACCACCCGGCGGCAGCCGCCGCGGAATGCCTCAAGCGCGGTGTCAAGTGTGCCGCCAGTTCCGAAAGTCGCTACAACTGCATCGGCATTCTCAAGATAAACTACTTCGCCCAGAGGTCCCCAGGAGGCGCGGAACAAAGCTGCCACTATTCCTTGCGGCACAATCGCTTCTGGCGGTTCGCCAATGCTGGTCACCCGGACGTATACACCAGGTCTGATTTTTTGTTCTCCTACCTGAAAAACAGAACCAGCCATCTACCCATCACACCTTCCTTTCGAGGAATTTTCTGATCGCTCTCTCTGCTTCTGCCCTCGTCATGCTGTCTTTGCCAGCCAGCCGCATGGCTCCGGCCACCACTTCCGGCTTTACGCCAAAAGAAAAAGCCGCGGCAATTAGCTCATCGCGGCTGTAAACAGGTTCCTTTTGCTCTCTTGGAACCCCTTCTTTTTTCTTAGTTTTTGCCAATTACTTCACCTCCCCAGCAATATCGCCGCTCACAACAGCGCGGCCCAGGACTTCCGCGGCGGCTTCAGGCTTAAGGACGCCAAAGCGTGCTGTCAAGCGCACCTGACCGCGTCGCATGGGGTCTGCCTCGCTGTCCGCAGTTACGCTCTGGAAAAACAAAGGCGAGTTGTCGCTTAAACTTATCCTTCTTTGCTTGACTAAACCTTCAGTCAGTCTGCGTATCCACTGCAGCCGAGTGCCTGCATCCGGAGCTAGCACGTGAGCCACCAGTTGGGCATTTAGCCATGTAACGGCCGGCGTAATTTCCGCCGGTGCCATCTGCACTAAGCGCCAGTATATCCCCGGAGTTGCATCAGCTGGACTCCAGGCGGTGGGGTCAGTTTGAACCTTCGGCCAGTTTGTTGCCGTCCAGTTCCGTAATGCTGTCACAGGGTCCGGGTCGTAAGTTAAACCGCTAAGCCAACCTAAGGCAAAAACCCGGAAGCGTAAGCCCCGGGTAATTGCGTTCCAGTCATCGTCCACAAAATCCTGGCCGACAGTGCCCAGGTAATCAATCAGATACTGTTCCCCACCGTCGGCGAAACGGGCTCTGTGAAGTACGTTAATCACTGCCCCGGCCAGGGCGTCCACCTGCTGGAACGTCGTGCGGTCAACATACGGCCACACTTCAATGACGGTCGAAAACGCGGCCCAGTCAGCGCCCCGGTCCTGAACACCTTCCCTGACCACGAGAAACGGTTTCCCCGCCTTCGGTTTAACAACGTGAGGCTCATAGACTCGTCCTTTAACTTGGAGGACATTATCTATGAGCAACTGTCTAATCGTCGCCCGCATATCAATCGCCCCAGTAATCCAGTAATGTTTCCGTTACATCGCCTATGTTCGCGTCTATTGTCGGCACAAGCACGGCGTAGGATTTTATCCCCGGGTGGTTGATCTTTTTGACCGGGTGTTCCGCCCCCGGCCAGTACACTGCTTTCTTAAGTTCCGGCTCAATACTGTGCGGTTGAGTTCCCGTTTCGAGGAACCGGGCATACCAGACGGTATGCTCCAGGTACAACGTATACCCGCCTCTCCTAGTTTTTACTCCACCACGTATACCTTTCCTCGCCTCTCCCGTTCGGTCCGTCCAGGCGGCGTGGGCCTGTGCGTATTCCTGCAAGTCGGCTGCTACCTCTTCCAGCAGTTCCCGCATACCAGCCATTTTGTTCCGTATAAATTGTCGTGTTTGGTCGCCCAGTGCCATTTGTGTCACCTCAACTCAGCGCACATAATCTGCAGAAATCTCCGGCGTCCGTCCGGATCTAGAATCGCTTTTATCTCGAAGGTTCTGCCACCGACCCTGACGTGCATATGCGGATCTAAGTCAGGTCGCCACCGAACCGTTATCCTGGATGTCACCAGGGAGGCCTCGCCCAGCATCTGCGCCTGGAAGTAGTCGCGTCCGGAGAGGTCTTCAACTTTTCCCCAGACCGTCACATAATCCACCCAGTCAGTCAGGCCACCGGTAGCAGAATCAATTTCACGTTTTTGAAATGTCACCCGGTTCCTCAGATCTCCTGCCTTCACACCAACACCACCCTATCTGGCCAGAGTAAACTCCTAACCGCAAATTCAATTTCCTTAGAAATAATTCCTGCCAGCACTGCTTCTCGATGTTCGTACCAATGGCCAATGAGAAGCTTCATTGCCTGCTTGACTTCTTCAGGGACCTTTTCTGCGTTATCACCGTAACCAGCAGTAAAGGTGACTACCACCCCGTTTGCCGGGCGCAAGGTCACTGAAGGCCAATTTTTCTTATAGCCAAGCACCACACGACCGGGCTCGGACTTGGTATCGACGAAATAATTTGCCTGGTCGAATGTGTATTCCGAATCATCGGTGCCATAATATTTAACCGAAGATACGTCCTGCAGCGGTGGTCTGGGTATAATGATATAATTTTTCTCTGGCCAGCTGTCCAGCCATAGCTCCCAGGTCTGGGTAATGTAAGCCCGGCGCTGGAATTTTTCGCACCACCGCCGGGCTGCAGCAATTAGCGAGGTAATCAAGTTGTCATCGTCGGTCCCGTCCACACGCAAATGGCTTTTCGCTTCATCAAGGGAAACCGGTTCAATTGCCGGGGAAGCAATTAATTTTAATGCCATGATTATTCACCGCCCAGCGCACGTTCCGCCTCCAGTGCTTTTTCTTTTCCTTTGATTTTTTCGCCATTGCTCAAAAGGTAATAACCACCACCGATGTGCTTCGGGAATTCAGCTTCATCCTGGTCGCCATCAGCCGTTGCTTCATCTTGCAGTTCGTCTTTTTCCGGGGCTTCTTCTGCTTCTTCAACAGGAGACGGCTTAATCAGCTTCTTATCCGCGAGAACTTTGGCCCGCTCCACAGACACTTCGATAATTGTTCCAGGGCGCCGACGTTGTTTTGTTTCCAGATCAATAAACTCGTTTATCACTTCGTATTTTGGCATTCTATGACCTCCTTAACCCCGGAACGACAGATCACCGAACACTAGTGCAGCCGCGCCGTATACAGCCTCAGCATTGTCACTGTTCACCTGCACAGCAACATAGCTGTAGCTGTTGGCAAGGTCGAGGTCCGAGGCCTTGGCTTCCACTGTGAGGAACATTGCTTCACCATTGGCACTGGCTACCTTTTCCACTGGGTTGCCCAGCGCCTTGGCACCTGTACCCTGGTCGTCCTGGGCCTGCATCAACTGAAGCGTAACTTTGCTGCCCGCAGCAATGGTCGCGGTGACCGTGTTGGTCCCATCCGAAAGAGTGACCGTGCCAGCCGTTGTCAGCACCGCCAGCACCCGGCCAATACCGGCCATGCTGTAGTAGGCGCTAGTCTTTCCACCGACAATATCCTGCGGTGCAACGGCTTCTTGCACTTGTATCAATTCAGAAAGTTTCATGTGAGCCATGAGACATTCCTCCTCCAAAAATTGAACTAAAAGGGAG